TGCCCATGCGATGAAGTGACGCTCACCGACTCCCGGTTCCCGACCATCAGGCCAACTGGGATTTACTTGCCACCAGGTACGGTGGAAAACTTCGAAATTTTTCATGATGTTTGCCTGGGTTTGGCTTACTGTGTAAGGTTAGCAGCTGGGCTCGGATCCGTCAAGCGTTCCACCGGGCCTCGTACTGGTCAAACTCGATGACGCGCCAACCTTGCCAGGGTTCGGCGGTGCCATCGTGTCGCTGAAACTTCCACTCGCCTTTCCACTGAAAAACCCACAACCGCAGGCCTGGGATCAGTGTTAGGAGAGCGTTGAGCCGTGACTTGGTGGTGACTGTGCGCCAGCCTTCGCCGTCGCTGATGTTGAGCGCACCAGTTGACGGCTGATAAATCCCGATCCGGTTTCCGTGCAGTCTGATGATGGCCTTCGATCCGCCGAAGGTGGGCGAGTGCTCGCACCAGTCAACGGATGTATTACCGCTGCGCCAGTTTTTCCCCTGGCGGATGGCGTGCAGCATTTGTTCCTCGATTTTGCGCATGGCTGGTTTGCCGGAGTGCTCTCACAGTGTGAACCCCAGTCGGCCACCCTGTCAACCTTGCACAGTATCAGCAAAACTTATCGGCCCCGGGGCTTGCGGTTTGGCTTCTGTTGTGCAAGGCTACTGCTTGCAACCTTAAGCCGAACCCCGGCAGGATGGCACCATGACTGGTGGTGAGTGGAACACCAACCGCGAACGCAAGCAGCTGGCAGCAGATCAACGCGAACAAGAACGCGAACGAATCCGACTCGAAAAAAGGATGCTCCGAGACCTTAGGTGGTCGGCCGAACGATCCAGGCTCACCGCGTCAGATTGGCGCGATATGTTGACCCTGCACCAGCAATGGGGGAAAGAAGGGCTCAATCAACTCCACCTAGAACTGATCCCCTACTGGTCACAGTGTCAGCTGCTCAATGGTGGGGCACCATGTCCGGCAGACCTTAAACCGGACTGGCTCGCAGAATTAAGTGCAGAAAAAACGCGCAACCGTCCCACCACACGCAAAGCACCAGGGGCACCACGCAAACCCCGCAACGACAAAGGCCAAACCCGCAAACCCTACAAAACCCGCACGCCCTAACCATGACGACCGCAACCTATAGGCTCCAAGTCAAACCACACGGCACCACGCAATGGGAGGAGCACCACTCCCAACCGGTCGCCACAGAATCCCAGGCATGGGAAAAACTGGCAGCGTGGGAGCGCTACAGTCCCCGCGATCGCTGGCGGTGGGTCAGGGGGTGACCCCCTACGCTCCAGTCCTTCGGGGTTGGGGCGTTTTTCTGTGCCTATCTATTGAGAATGATTCTCATTCCCATTATCAAGCCAAGGCGAGGTGCCCCTAGGGGCGCCAGTCATGAATGGCTTCTGACGCCCTTGAATGCAACTTACACGCCTTGAATGCGAATCTAGCCCTGCCGTTTGTCTTCGATGGTGATGTTGAGGTTGGGGGCTTGATTGGCGGCTTCCTCCACACTTCCCTCGCCCATTGCACGTCCCAGGCTATCGAGTAGTTGAGCCACTACTTGATAGTTGCCGCGTTTGAGTGCCTTTTTGACGGTGTGCATCCGCATGTTGTTGACTTGATTGAGAAACTCGGCACGCTCTCCAGCGAAATCCAGCTTCATCAACTTCTGGGCTTCATGAATGTAGTTTTCTGCTTGACGGAAGCTAACACCGTAGCGGGTGGACAGTTGGCAAGCATTTTCCCGGCGAGATCCACCCTGCAACATCAACATGTAGGCAGCATTGATACGCTCTTGCATTTGAGCGTCATTGGTTGGGCGGCCCTTTGAATAGCGGTTTTCTGCCCGAGTGAATGGCGACACAAACTTGCTCGGCTTCTCCGGCTGGACGCCACCGTCAATCGGTTCGATGTCGTCGTCGTTCTGGTTGATGTCGTCAATCACGGGTGTGACAGTCACAAACTGCTGAATGCAGTGTAGGGCTATTCCAGTCCTGAATGGGCGTTAGCGCGAGACGCAGTAATTGTTGGACCTGTACCACCCCAGTGGGCATGTTCCAGTGCGTTGAATGACGTCCGGGCTTGTTGTCGAGGGCGTAGCCCGAGACGGCACGCAATAGCTGCCCGATGTGTACCAGCCAAGAGGACAGGTACCTACCTTGACTACCGGACTCTGGAGGCCTACTACAGTAGAAAGTACCAGTGCAAACATGGTGCGTTTGAATGCGGATGTAGAGGTTTTGTCGCAAGTTAGGGGTTAAACGCCTTGCTGTGACTGGGTTTCTAGGTTTTCGTGGTATGTCTTAACGCGTTCCAGGTAGGCGTCCTCGGCTAGTGCCAGTGCGTCTTGGTCGATGCCGTACACGTCTGGCTCGCCACACCTGCGGGCTAGTACAACCGTACCACCTGATGGGCGTAGGCCGGTGAGGTGCTGCAGTCCCAGTGAATAGGCGCCTAGTTGGTGGACGTATGAATGGCTGCCGTTCATGTAGGGCATTTTGTTGCTGGTGCTGGTTTTCCAGTCACAAATCGTAATGCCCGGGTGGCCTTTGAGAGATACCAGTGCATCACAAGTGCCGGCGAAGCCGGCTGGGTGGTGGATGCTGAATTCGCTGGCAAAAATTTCGGTGACGTTAGTCACGATCCAGTCGGATAGGCCTCGGGCATAACCGGCGGCGCTCCAGCCAACTTGGGGGAGGTTTTCGTGAACTTTCTTTAAGGCCCACTGGGTAATGGGGGCTGGGATGCGTGCCAAGCCGTTGTCATCCCACTTAATGGCGTTGCGTTTGTTTGCAGTGTTACGCGCCAGTCGTTGGGCTGTTTTGAGGAGATACTCGGCTTGGTTGTGGGCGAGGTTGCCTCGTTTGGCTGCTACATCGCGTTGTTGATTGGCTTCTGTGACGCCGAGGCGGGCGATCCAGCGCTCCAGTCCTGTGCGGTCACTCGTCTGCCCAAGGATGTGTGTAACACTAGAATATACATTGCCCTTTTGGTCGCGGTAGACCCTGAATGGGCCTGAATTATCTTGTACCAGCTTCCATTTACGGAGATTGGCTAGGGTGTCTTGTGTGTTGGAGGGCACGGAGATACTCTTTCCCAATTTCACTATACCAGTAAAAAAGCCCCGTGCAACTACGGGGCCGCTGTCTTTGGTCAGAAAGGCAACTGTGGTTCAGCTGTATGCAAAAGCTTCACCACCTCTAGTTGGCGAGTAAGTAAAGCAGCTACAAAATCACCAAAATGTATGCACTCTCCGTGAACGATCTTTGCTTTTTTGTAAAGTTCGTTCAGAAGTGCATGATCTTCTAGTGATACTTTGCAGGTGATGTGCTTACTCGGTTTAGTGCTGGTAGTTGTTTGTTCTAGAACGTTCTCGTAGGTTGGTTCTAGTTGCCTTTCTTGTTCTGCCTGTTGTTCTTGTAGCGTGTCGGCGTAACGAGCTTCGTAATACAGAAGGCTTATGCGCCAGTGATCGACACGCTGGGGATCTGGATCTTTTATGCAGGCCAGCCTAACTGTGTCGCCTCGTTCCAGGGCATCAAGCTCGTCCTGAATGAGGTAAACGAAGCGCTGGTCGGTTTTACAGACGCAAATGGATGGTCTGTTTCTGAACATTAAATAAAATCCGCCTGAAGAGGTTGGGATTTTGTGGAACTCTGTGAACTCAAGCCAAGTAGTGCCTGCGGGGACTGCTGTCATAACTGCTGGTGTACATAAAAGTAAACAAATGGGGGCTTACAAGGTGTGGGGACACCTCTGCCCCAGTTGCTATGCGGCCTTGAAAGGATTACCTCCGGTGAGAAGACGCGTCAGATCGAAGCCGTTGGACTTGGCCTCGATCCAGGCAGCATCAATGTGCTCCTGGGCGCCCTTCTTACGGGGTACGGGGCGCAAGGTGTACTCGGTCAGAAGGCCCGAGCCTTTCTTGCTGAGGTTGAAGTCCCAGGCAAGCAGGTCCTCGTAGTCGTCCATCTGGCTGATCTGATCCAGCTCTTTGATGATCGACTTTTGGGTCAGGCTCATCACTTGGACGGCACCGGCGTCGAAGTTGTAAACCGGCGTGGCTACAAAAAACTTAACGTCGTAGGTGCCGGGGCCGCCACGGCCTTCGCGGGGCTCGAAGTCGCCCATTTCAGCGACCACATCCTCGGGGGTGGGCTCGTAATCAAAACGGAAGGGCTTGGACTGGCCTTCGGTGTTGGCGCCCCACACCTCGTAACCTTCGAGGGGTTGGTCGGACAGCAACGCGAAACGGACCGAGCCACCGTCAGTCAGCTTGCTGACCTGCAGGTAGCCGCCGCCGCTGGAACCGCTGTTGACTGATGCAGACGCTTTTTTGGAGAGAAATCCCATGATTCAGTAGGGGTGTTTGAAGGTCGCCCGGGGGCAACGAGTGTCACAGTAACACGTGGTTGACCGGGCGTCTACCATAAAGAAACACCCCAGGGCCGGCAAGCCCTGAGGTGTGTTGTTATGTCCTTTCTTGTAGGAGTCTATCATCGTGTCGCATGAGTCGCAAGACCTGCTTGATTTCGTAGCGCAACTGCCCAGCGGCTTTGCCTACGCGCCCATCTACGTCAAGGATTCACAGCTCCAGTCCGGGAAAATCAGCAAGGGCAAGACCCCGCTGGAAAAATCCCACCATGTGGTGATGGAACCGGCTGACGTCGCGCTCCAGATCCAGCGCAAACCGTTTGTTTTCCGGGCCGTTGGTGTCTTTACCGGGCCCCGTAGCCAAGGCTTGGTGATCCTGGACGTGGACCGCAACCTCGCCAAGCTGGCCAAGAAGTGGGGCAGCACCCTGGATGGGGCACCCAAGGTCACCAGTACCAAGGCCAATGCGGCCAAGTACCTGTACCGCGTCCCAGAGGCCCTGTGGGGCGAGGTGAAGGGTTTTGGGTTGTCGGATACCGGGGCGGGCTACGAAGTGCTCTGGGGCCGTCAGGGGCTTCTATACGGGGCTTATCCGGGCTCCAGTGATGGGAAGGGTGCGGAAGGCTTCTATGGCTTTGAAGGCGACCTGGAAGCCATCCCAGAAGCTCCAGCGTGGTTGCTGGCTGAAATGCGTGAAGCGGCTGGTAAGGACCCGACCGACGCTGGCTTCATCAAAAACCGCAAGGCACTTGACTTTTCGGATCGGACGCCCGAAGAAGTGGCTGAAATTATTCAGTCCGCACTGCGGGTGATTCCTGGTCAAGGCGCTGGCAGCCGGGACCACTGGATCAAAGTGGGCATGGCGATCCACTCGGAACTGCCGACCGACCTTGGGATGACTCTTTGGTCGGCTTGGTCGGCTGAAGATCCTGAGTTTTGTGACGATTGGGCTGATGGCAACCCTTGCGAAGAGGTCTGGAAAAGCTTCAAGAAGGGCTCCGTCACCCTGGGTACCCTGTTTTGGCTGGCCGATCAGCAACTGCCGGGGCGCCTGTGGCTTGGCGAAGACCTTCGCAAAGTTGTTGCAGAACTTGAATCGGGCGCAGCCGTTGAAGTGCTGCCTCGCTTTGTGGACGTCATGCGCGACGTTCGGGAAGCGCTCCAGCTGGAAAATCCTGCTGAACAGAAGTACGAGCTTCACAAGATCGCCCACAAGGCTCGGATGCGCGACGCTCTTGAGCTGGAAAAAATGTACGTCGATCAAATCCAACATGAGTCTCAAAGTGAGACCATGACGGTTGGTGAACTGCTCCAGCAGAACTTTGAGCGCAGCTACTTGATTCCTGACCTGCTGCCGAATCCCTCCGTTGTCCTGATTTACGGCGCTGGTGGTGACGGCAAGTCCATGACCGCCTGGACGCTGGCCAAGCACGTTGCTACCGGCCAACCCTTCGTGATTCGCGGCAAACACGTTCCAGTTGAACAGGGTCCTGTCCTTCTGCTGAACGGTGACCAGCCACTGGTCCAGATGCAGGAACAGATGGAAGAGGTTGAAATGCCTGCCGATGCTCCAGTCATCGTGCGTACTGACTGGTCATTGCAGGCCTATGCCCGCTTTCAGAAGCTGGTCCAGAAGATCAAGCCCAAGCTGATCGTGATTGACTCGCTGATCGGTTGCTCGGGTGGTCGGGCCTTTGACGAGAACAAGTCCGACTTCGCCACACCCCTGTACTGGCTGACCCGGAACAACGGTGTGGCCTTCCCTGCCTGCACCATCCTCATCATTCACCACGCCAACAAAAACGGCGGCTTCCGGGGCACCAGTGCTATCCGTGACGCGGTGGACGAAACCTGGAGCCTTAAGCGACCTTCTGACAAGCAGCTGGAACAGACCGGACACAATGCCCGGATCATCACCATCGAAAAGTCCAGGTCCGGTCGTGGAGGCACCAGCCTTCTGCTGCGTCAGGAAGCCGATTTGAGCTTCACGTTGGCTGATTGGACCCCGGAGGTCGATCCCAACGAAACGGCGCCTTCTGGCATCACTGACAGGGTGCTCCAGCGTCTTCGCGTGATCTACCCCTCCAGCAAGACCCGTGAAGAGTTGAACGCCGACGCCCTCTGCGGTGGAAGCGTTGCCGCAATTCGGAAGTCGCTCCAGCGTCTTGAGAAGCGTGGGCTCATCCGCGTGACCGAGACCAAACGGACTTCTAAGGGGGGTTCACCGATCAAGGTGTACCAGGCTGTTATTTCTCTCTCGCGGGGAGAGGTAGGTACAGGGGGTCCCAGTGACCAAATCCCTAGTGACAGCAACGGATTAACAGTGGGACAGGGGGGTGATTCTGCCGTCGGGTGTCCCAGCGTGTTCGGTACTGGGACACTTTCCGTTGAATCGGAAGCCTGTCCCAGTGCAGATCCTTTGCAGGCCAAGGGATCTGGGCAAATGGACACCTCTGGGGCATATCCCCCCGTGCGCGAGGAACGCACTGTCGGTGAACTTGACCAGATCAAGCAGGCCGCAGCCGAGGCGTGGGACTGACCATGACCTTTGTCTTTAACCTGCTGTTGGGGCTGCTTTTGGCAGCCTCACGGCTTTTTCGGAGTCATTCGGTGTCTACCGCCAAGTCCAAACCGAAACCGCCGAGACGCCCCACGCTGGCCGTCATCAATGCGTCGGTGCCTGATGACGTGTTCGCACTCATCCGCATGAGCTGGTTCAAGCAGGGCCGCCCCGTCGAAGTTGAAGAATTTCAAATCTTCGAGTGCGACGACGCCTACGCCATCTTCCATGGCACAGTCGGCCAGGCCCTACGCCAAAAGGCCGACGTGTCCGTCATCACCACCTATTCCGCCGAAGCCCTTGGAATCCCAACTGAAGCCCGCTGAACTGCTCGACCGCCTGATCGACGCGTTCCAGTGCTGTGCCGACTGCGGCGACAAATACGGGACCTACCGGGGGGTTGAGACCAGTACCTGCTGGCACGACACCTGCGACGTCTGCACAGCGGAGGGCATCGTGACAGCCACCCGCAATTATGGTTACCTGTACAAGGGTATCAACCTACTAAAAAATTTTAAGTAATGACCTATTACGTCAAGATCCCAGACAAGGACTACTATCTCGCCCTCGCCAACCGGCCCCAGACACGTGGTACTGTCAGTCAGTACCGAGGTGTGACCCGAGGCAACGACAAAAACCCGTACCGGGCCCAGTTCTCGTACCAGGGCAAGCGGTACTACCTCGGCAACTACACCAACGAGCTAGACGCCGCTAAGGCGTACAACCGTGCCGCGCTGGCCGTCATCGGACCCCATGCCGTACTGAACGACCTATGACTGACCAACAAAACTCCATCACCCCACCGCTTGAACTGGTACATCAGTGGGCAGACATGCTGTCTTCACGCTCAGACCACGCTGTGTTCAGTATTGCCGCCCAATGGGGCGCCGACCAGGAACTGGAGGCGTGCTGTGAGTGGCTTGAAAAGGAACGTGAACATTTAGGGTGGGCATACCGCCTAAACCCCCAAACGATCCGCGCCGCCCGCCGCCCCAAGCCGCCGAGCTTGAAGGAACAGGCACTGGAACGCTGCAACGACTACATCGACCCTGACGGCATCATCCGCCGCGCCCTGGAGGCCCTTGATGGCTGACAAGCTGGACGACTTGAATCCTGGTAGGCGGCCCAAGAATCGGGGGCGTAACAAGACCGTCAACCTTCGGATGAGCCAGGAAGAAATTGACGTGGCCCGCACCCTCGGTAACGGCAACGTGTCGATGGGTGTCCGATGGGCTGTCCGATTCGCGCACGACCGCCACATGCGGCCTGTCACCCTGACCACCCTGCTGCGATCTGCCGCCGTCCTGGCCGCCGAACTGGAAGCCACCAGGCGGGTGTGAACTTTTACAACTGGCCTACTAGACCAAAGCTAGGAGGTGTGTAACACTACAGGTGTGGGGGCGAAAGCTTCCGCACCGTTCCTTTTACTGGAGGGCAATGGCCATCCGCACCGACATACCCAACGAAAAACTCAGCCCTTGGTACTTCGCTATCGGCTGGGCCCGACAGACCGTGATCCAGGAAATCAAACGCGCACAGGCCCTCGGCCTATCAACCGCCTACGACGAGCGCCATCTGGCGCAGCTCGACGACATGGAACAGTTCCTCAAGATGACATGGGACGTCTGGATGGACGACCTTGAAGAAAATTGTGCCCATAGTGGCCTGGAGGTGTCCAGTGAATCCTGATGTGCTCGAAATTTACAATCTTACTTTTGGTCCTGATGGGCGCTGCGATGTGGAAGCTTTCGTGGAAGATGCTGTTGTGGTACGCAACGAAACCTACGAAGACCCCGCCGAATGGGCACCTGCTTTGTGCCGAGGCACCTTCTACCTTTGTGAAGACGACGTAATCCCAGCCACAGATGCAGGAGTTAGGCGCCTTGTCAGCGAACGAATCGACAACTGGGAAGTGGTGGATCAGTCGGATTGGGCAGACGACTGCTAAGGCCCTTCGCAACGAAGAGTCTTACGACGACTGGTCCTACGGGACCGAGCCCATTCCATGCGATACGAGCTGGGTCAAGCCCCACACGCCCAACCAGCTCTTCATCCACCTTGTGGACGCCTTCGTCAGTAGCGAAAGCATCAACCACGAACTGCTGGCCCGGATTGCGATGTACGAGATGCTCAATTTGCCCGAGGCAACCTTGTTGCAACTTCGATCGCAGTACCTGTCCAACATCCATTAGGTACTACACTATCAACGCTTTACCTAGCACAATGCTCACCATCCTCTCTGACACACAAGTCCGCACACTGTCGGACAGTATCAAGACCATCGACGAACAACTGGCCACGATCCACACGCTGCTGGAAACGTCCCAGACCGTCAACTTCGATGGCACCACGCCGGCAGTGAAAACACCCACAGCACCTGCCAAGGCGGAGTCTCAAACTAAGACTCGTAAGTCTCGCCGTGGGTACCGGGCACTTAACACCAAGCAGGTGCTGGAAATCAAGCGGCGACTGGCTAAGGGCGAGGGTGCCACCTCGATCAGCCGTGACTTCAAGGTCCACCTCACCACGATCAACTGCATCAAGTGGGGCAAGACCTGGAAGCACGTCACCCTGCAACAGGCCGCACCTGTGATTGTCCACGCATGATCCTCTGTGATACAGAGATCCGGGCTCTCTGCGAAGAGGGCCTTGTGGATCCTTACGACCCAGCACTGGTCAACCCGGCCAGTCTCGATGTGAGACTCGGTGAGAATCTTCTCGTTGAAGTCCCACTGACTTCACAGATGCAACCCTTTTCCATTAGGGGTTACACCGAAGAACACCCGTTTTTGTTGCCGCCGAAGGAATTCATTCTGGCGGAAACAGTCGAAACTTTTTTCCTTCCGTCGTTTTTGGCCGGGCAGTTTGCACTTAAAAGTTCCAGGGCTCGCTCTGGTATTGAGCACTTGATGGCTGGCTACTGTGACCCGGGCTGGCAGGGTTCCAAGCTCACACTGGAACTACAGAATGCACGGGCTATTCATCCCGTCGCACTGTGGCCCGGGATGCGGATTGGGCAGCTGGTGTTCCACGTGATGTCTGCTCGTCCGGCTGAGGATTATTCCGTTGTCGGGCACTACAACTTTGACCAGAAAGTTACTGCCGCCAAACTATGAAACAGGATGTTGTAAACCACCCCAGTCACTACACGGCGGGGAAAATTGAGGTCATTGACTTCATTGAGGATTGCGTAAAGCAAGCCCCTGACGCTGTTGTGGGTGGGCTCCAGTGGCAAGTCCTTAAGTACATGAGCCGGTTGTGGCTTAAAGACAGTCCCCACATTGACGCCAGCAAAGCTCGCTGGTATCTGAATAGGTTGATCGACAAACTTGATTCCGAGGAGTACCGCAATGGCTAATCACTACAAGTTCGAGATGATTCGCTCGGACGATGCCGCCCAGATCACCACTGCCTACAACGTGAAAGTTACGGGTGTGTTGGCTTCTGAGGTGATCGAAACATTCACAGACTTTTTGCAGGCCTGTGGCTTTCACCGCAACACGATTTTAGATGTGTACAGCCAAATGAGTGATGAACTGTCCCAGTTGTAAGTCCGAGAACTACAAGGCGATTGATAGTCGTGTTCGCAAGGATGGGACGCGGCGACGTAGGTACGTCTGCAAAGATTGCAACGAGCGTTGGTCCACTTTCTCGACCGGCAAGGACGCAGAGCCGATTGTGCGGTTTCCGCCGATTGCTAACCGGCGGTTGACGTTAGAGCAGGCTAAGCAGATCATGCTGTCCGACAAAAGTACGTTGGCGTTGGCGGCAGAGTTTGGTGTTTCGCACCAGGCAATCTCACAGATTCGACTGGGGCAGTCCTACGCCTACATCTACCGGCAGCTCCAGGAAGATGGTTGTGCTCTGGCTGGGCAAGGCGGCATCCTTTGTGACCAGTGCGTGCATTGGAGTGGTAGCAGCTGTGGTTTTGAGTTTCCGGATGCCGGCGGGGACTTTGCGACAGATTGTGTCCTTTACGAGGCGGCCTAGGTTACTAGGCTGCTACACTACATAAGTTCGCCCGACCAGGCTCACGCCATGACAAACAAGTACCTCTACGGCATCGAGCATCTGCACACGATGTTCAATGCCACCACCGTCGCGTTCGACTGTGAAACCACCGGATTGCAGCCCGTGTTTGGTGGGTTGCGGTTGCTCCAGTTGGCGGCCCTAGACCGGACACCTGTGGTCATTGACTGCTGGGACCTTAGTGACGAGGACTGGGTTGACCTGGAAGAGTTTTTCTCGGTCAAGCGTTACTGGATTGCCCATAACGCTGTGTTCGATTTGGGGTGGCTACAGGAACACGAGCTTCATCCTGAAGGGCAGGTGCTCTGCACCATGCTGGCTAGTCGGATCCTGACCAACGGACTGCCCAACCTCAAACACGGTTTGCAGCATGTTGTAAAACGTTACTTGAAGTTGGACATTTCCAAGGAAGAACAGAAAAGCGACTGGAGTGGCGACCTGACACCAAGTCAGCTGGAATATGCGGCCTATGACGTGTACCTGTTGACCCAGTTGGATGGGCACATCAACCAGCGGATGGCTGAAGGTAACTTGCATAGGGCCTGGTTTCTGGAGTGTGCCGCGTTGCCTGCGATGGCGCAGTTGTGGCGGACAGGTTTGCCGTTCGACAAGCAGGCACTGGAAGAACTGCACGAGGATCTCGCCAAGGATCACGTCAGGTTGGGCGATGCCTTCATCGAAACACTCGATGCGGCTTTGCCGGCCCGCAAGAAATTGCCGCGTGATCCAGATGGCACCTTCAATCTGCGTTCCAAGCCGGAAGGTAGTGTCCGGGCTGGTACGAAGAAGGAAGCCGGCTTCAATCTCAATAGCCCCAAGCAGTTGTTAGATATATTCACAACCCTGTTGGATAGGCAGCCGGTGGACAACAACGGCAAGCCCAGTGCTAGTCGTGCTGCACTAAGGGAATATGCCGGGGATCACAAGGTTGTGGCCGAATACCTGGCTTGGAAACGAGTGGAAAAGCGGCGCCAGATGGTAGAAGCGTTGCTTAAACACCTCGGTAGCAACGGGTTTATTAAGGCAAGTTACATGCAGCTTGGGGCGGACACTGGGCGGATGTCCTGTATTGGTCCAAACCTGCAGCAAATTCCAAGAGACTCAAGGTTTAGGGCCTGCGTTAAGGCACCGGACGGGTGGAAACTGGTAGTGGCGGACTACGCCCAGATGGAACTACGGCTGGCCGCTTGGGAAGCTCAAGACGAGCTGATGATCCAGGCGTTCCAGCAAGGGTTGGATCTGCACACTGTCACCGCGATGCAAATTTATGGCGTCCCTGAAGATGAAGTTACCAAGGACATGCGGCAAGTTAGCAAATCTGCGAACTTTGGTCTGTTGTATGGATCGGGAGCCCGAGGATTACGCAACTATGCAGCAGGCATGGGGATACAAATGGATCTCCTTGAAGCTGGTGAAATCCGCTCCAAGTTCCACGCTGCGTATAGAGGAATCAGCCGGTGGCAACGCGAAAATGCTGCACAAGCTAATCTCAATCGTGCGAATGCCGCGATCAGGATTCGTAACTCCGGGTTGCGGCGGTTTCTACCGGGCGATTACAACTCACTAACAGTTCGATCGAACACGCCAATTCAGGGGGCTGGTGCTGCTGTACTTAAGCGGACACTCGGTAAATTGTGGCCATTGCTCAAAGCTGATGGTGAAGAAGTCGTCCGCATCGCGGGTGTCGTTCATGACGAAGTTATTCTTTTTGTGCGCGAAGAACATGCGGATATTTGGTGCGAGCAACTCGCAGCCATCATGCAAGACGCCGAAGCCGAATGGCTTGGGGATGTCCCACCCCTGGCAGAAGCTAAAGCTGCTGACTCGTGGGTAGACGCCAAATGAACAGGAAAGCTCCAGTCAATTACGTGGCCTTATTGAGAACGCCTGGCGGCCTGGTGCAGAAGGCTACGTTCTACGCCGACTCGATGACCCAGGCGCACTACACCATCCGGGAACTATGGCCGGCGCTGCGACTTGTCAGAATCACCAAGGAGGAAGACTGGTAGCAAAGTGAGTCTCATGAGTCGCACCGGCAGGGACATTGTGTTGGAGCGACTTCATGCGGCGATGCGGAAGGCGACTACGGCTGACCTGCAACGAGCAGCCATGTTCTTGGAATGGGCCTGGGATGTCCGTCGTGGGTGTTCCAGGCAGCGGTCTGCCTCAAGGACGGCACAAAATCAGGCCTGGAAAAAGAAGGTGGACCCTGATGTTCGTTGGTGACCATGCTAGTGTGTAGCAAAAGAGACTCACGCGGCGATGCCACTACGTCACGGGCAAAAGTTCTACTGCCAACTCTTGCTGGATCGTCACCGCTACATGCTGGTGGACGAGATGGCTAAGCAGCAAGGCAAACGGACCACGGCCTTGTTGCGGGAGATGGTGTACTCGGCGTTGGAAAAGGCACTTCCGTCGTCGGAATACAGGGCTGCAGAAGCGGCAGATCACGCTGCGTGGGCGGACTCGGTAAAACGACGGGTGCAAGGACGCCAACGATCCAAAGAAGATGCCCCAGTGGCAGAAACAGACTCATAAGACTTAGTTGTAATCAGTAACAAGTCTGACCTAAAGGCCCCTAGGGGGCTACTGTTGCACAGTAGTTCGGTATTTCCGATGACTCGCTATCTGGTTGTGGCCGATGGGCAGTACGTCACTGCCCTGTACGGTCCCAAGGGTTCAGGGATTGGTTTGACTGTTGAGAAAGATGACGCCGGGACCTGGGTTACCTACGAACGTGCCGTCGAAGCGGCGCGGGTTGTTGCTCAATGCCTTGGTGGTTTTGTTACTGTTCATGGCGTCGATGAACCCGACTACCCCAGCAGCTGGGCTAAAGCCAGTTGATCGACACTGTGGCCAACACTGAATACTTTGAGTTGGTGGTGTGGTTGCCTGGACAAGGTCCCCTGCGGAAATTGTTCGCGGCCCCAACACTGCAGGAAGCCATCGAACTGGCTGAACTTACCTATGGTGGGTGCCTGGTTGAAGTGCCGCCTGCTGCGGCGGCCAAACCTCGCCTGGCACGCTCCAGCACAAGTCCATCTGTACTGAAACGTCTGCGTAATGACCACATCCGTTCTGTTCGATCAAAAAAGGTATGACGAACTTGAGGCCCTTTATGTGAAAGATGGCCGGGACAACCGGGACCATCCCATGTACTCCCTGTACACCGGGCTGTACCAGGCGTATCTAGCAGGAATCGCGGTCCAGCCCGCAGATACCGGAGAGGTTTGACGCTGCCTCGCGGATTGCCCAAGACGACTTGGTGCGTTCCATGTGATACAGCGTGTTAAGTAGGATGGCTGCCTCGAATAGGCCGTTCCAGTCCTTTGCGTCGTAACGCTCGCGCAGCCACCTGTCGCGGGCGTTTTGGCTTAGCTGTTGTTCGACTGGTTGCTCGAAGTTGTTCATATTTAGGTGGGGCGAACTCTCATAAACCATCCGGATTCCGGACCATCGACGAGCCAGCGTCGCAGCCAGTTACGCCTGGAGTATGCAATTCCTGCACCACCCTTGTGGTTAACGTAGCCACCGTTTGTCATGTCCGCTTCACCGTTGGGGTCGTTGTGGATGAAGTGGGTGCTGGTGAAGCCGGTCACAACGCTCCAGTGGCCGGAACCTTTTGGATCTGTGGCGGGACCTTTGTGTAGCCAGCCGACTGGTGTGGGGTAGCCCGAGCGAATTTCACCTTCGAGGATGCTGGCAGTGCCTTCCATCTCGAACGTTGCCCGTAAACCGAGGGTTTTTAACGCCAGGATGTGGGCCTTGGCGTCAGTTGTGTCTCCAAACTGGCAGCGGATACGGTTGTACTCGTGGTCCCCGGCGATCTTGCCCCAGTAGCGGGCGACCATCGCGCAACTGGAACTGAAACATTCCCGGTAACCGGTGGCCCCATTGTCGAGTTGGTACTCGTACGGGACTTTCAAATTGACCGCAGAGTTGCTGGTCTGCGCTGGCATTGCTGTTGTGTTCTGTGCCCATAGGCGACCTTCTGCCTCGCGTCTACGCAACAGGCCGGCTTCTACCGATGTACCCGGGTTGCGGTAAAGCAGCATCGCCGCAGCTACTTTGTCCCATTGCTTGTCGCGTAGACGGTTGCTGATTGTCTCGAAGTTCTTGGCACCGTAAAAATCGGCACCGAGGTTGTAGGCGAAACTGATTAACGCGGACTGCTGCGTCACGCGCATTTCGTCCCAGTGCGGGATTTTGCCGTACAAATGCTTGGCGATGCGTTCGACTTCCTGCAGTAGTAACTGGTCCGCTTCGATCACGGTTACCTTGTCACCTTGCTTTACCTTGCGACCGTCCTGGTAGCGGGTGGTGCCAAAGCCGATGGTTGCAACGTCCCAGCCGTGCAGTGGATCTGGGTAGGCGCTCAAATGGGAACCTTCGAATTCTTTGATAAGTTTTAATGCCGGCGTGTAGTCCTGCTGCTTACCGGATTGGCTCCAGGTCTTGAACCAGGACTGCTCGCGCCCGAAGATGTGTGGGTTGGCTTTATTGATAAGTTCCTCTAATTCGGTTACGGCTGCCATCTGATGGGGCAGTGACTTGTAGTAACGGAATAGATCGACTAGGCGGATCTTGTTAGTCACGGCGCCAGGGTGCGTGGATACTCATGGGGCCGCCCAACAAGCGGCTTTCACCAGTCTGCCGTGTTTCGTCGATGGGATGCTCCACGACAACGGGCGGTGGGGTGGCCGGTGGTTGAGTTGCGTGCCAGTCGGCTTCGGCCTTGTCCAGCTTGGCGGGCAGCGTTTTGTGAAACCACCAGTCATTGATGGCACGTTCCAGTCGGCGCTGCCAGCCTGCTTTGCCGAAACCGATCAGACCTTTTTTGCCTTGATCAGCGTCAGGATTTGCAGCACCAGCTGGATGATGCTGTTGCTTTTGAGGGGTGACACGGCGATCAGTTCGCTGGCAGCAGCGACCACGATCCAGAAGGCGGGATGGGACAAAAATTCCATGGCAGCAAATTAGTGCTGTGTGTAAGTCTATAGCCTGAAGGGTAAAAAGCAAGTAGCGACCTGGGTTTGTAGCTAAATTCACTACAGAGCCGTGCCCACATGGAACATCACATCGAGGGCACGGAATTCTTTAGTAAACGTGAGGCGAAGGCACGATTTAGACAACATATCCTTAACTTTTGGGGGAATAAGTGTGCCTACTGCCGGGAACCTTTGGGTAGGTCCGGGACGTTGGATCACGTACGCCCCAAGTCCAAAGGTGGTGAGACGCGACGCAGCAACTTGGTTGGTTGCTGTTACGCCTGCAACATGAGTAAAGGGTCGTGTACTGATTGGCTCGAGTGGTTTCGGGCGCAGCATTTCTGGGAGCCGCACCTTGAAGACGCGATCAAGCTATGGATCAGCCAGTAGCAGGCGGTCCCAGCCGGCACCTTCGGCGTACATGTAGGCCATGTACTCGTCTTCGCAATACCGGCAGATACTGCCATGGCACATGCGGTAAAAGATGTGGCCGGCTTCGTTTTCCAGCTGTTCGATCGTGAAGCCTTGGCCTAGATCGCGGATGTTGACAACGGTGGATTCCATTACCTACGTCGTTCGTCGCCTACCCAGTTGTCCTTGGCTTCTAGTTTGACTACCCGCTGTTCGACGGCACCAAGGCGTTGGAATGTTTCGCGGCGATCATCCTTGATGTCCGTGTGGAGCACTTCCAACTGCGTGGCTATGTGTTCGACGGCCGAAGTCAAACGCACCACGGCATCTCTCGCCTCGTCATTTTTTCGGCTGAATCCCATTGCGCCCATGGCAGCAACTGAGATACTTGCGCCAGCTACTGCGGCGATGACTTCGATCATGGCAGCAGTGGCTACTTTTGCATTGTAGCTACCGGCCTTGACCGCGCAGTGGTTTCTTACCACGACGGCGTGGGCGGCTGTGTTGGCCGTAGCCCTGGCTAGTGGTTTTGGGAGGTCCGGGTTGGTGCTCAATGCGAGCCGCGCCAGTCTTGGATTTGACAGCCATCAGCCTTCTAGCAACATGATGTCAAGGGCTTCGAGTGCTGCCACTCGCGCCTCAAGTGCGTCGAACGTGTCTTTGCTGACGCTGCCAGTTGTCACAATGATCGTTGCGCCATCATCCAATACGGTGACGGTGTTGACATCAGTGGTGACATTGACGGAGGTCATGCTGTGTAGCCCTCACTGACAAATACCAGGCCCTCAAGGTAATACTCCTTTAGGCCGGATGGATTGGTCAGGAGCACGTCGTAGTATGCCTCATCCGGGAACGTAGCGGTCTGCTCGTCTGTCAGCGCAATCGCAACCGTGCCGGTGCTGCGGTTGGTGTAGGTGACAGTGAAGTCAGCGTACTTGGTGCTGCGGGCTTTGTTCCAGACCTGTGCAGCAACCGTCCAACTGGTGAGGTTGATCGGTGTTGCCGAGGCATCTTTGAATTGAAGCGTGACGGTGTAGTCCGCCCGGCGTTGCAACGGGATGTTGTAAATGCCGGGCTGAACTGACATTGCCTTGGCGCGTTAGACCGATTCTAGCGTCAAGCCCAGGGCACGCCTGCCGCTTTGGTTGGGTTGCGCTGCTCATCGAGCTGACCTTGGAGGGCTGCTTCAACTTCGGCAACCTTTTCATCGCCGAGGGCATTTTGCACCCAGCCGACCACGATCTCTTCGGTCAGGTCGGCAAAGGGGATCAGGGCATCCTCTGCAGGACGCTCGAAACCAATCGAGCCATACGCACCTGCACTGTAGGTGCCGTCATTGGCGTCCACGGTGTAGTGGGCCACGAAAACGAAGCCGTCGCTGGTTTCGCGCTCAAGCTGCGCGATACGCCATTGAATCGTTGTCGCCATTTCGGGTAGCAGGGCTATTGGCCATGCTAGCAGGCAAATTAAAAGCGTCATCTACCGTCCAACCAGCCTTTAAGCGGTAGCGCAGTGTGGCCCTGCCTATGCCAAGCTCACTTGCCCAGTCGGTCAAGCATTGCTCACGCCCGGCATAGGCAATAAAAACATTCCGTCCGTAATTTCTATTTTGCTCGGAAGAGGTAGCCCAACGGCAATTTTCGGGAAAGTATCCTTTTGCATTGTCAATTCTTTCAATAGAGTAGGTAGAGTCTGGTTTTTCGCCCATATCTGCCAAAAAGTTTTGAAAAGAAGTGCCCCATCTATCGCAAACAGTTATTCCTTTTGCTCCGTAGTTACCGTAAGAGGTACTGGTGGGAGAGTTGCAACGTGCTTTCATTTGACACCACGTAATATATGTACTTGTATGTTTCATTCCATGAGTGGTATGAATTTTTCTATTTATCTCTTTTGCTTGGCACCCGCAACTTTTGGTATGACCACTTCGTAGGTTATTTTGCCGTACTGTTTTATTTGTGCCGCAAAGGCACATACACAGCCATAACTTTTCTGGCCTGGCCCCTGTGGTTTTTCCTGCTTCTGCGACAACAGTCAGAAGCCCGTAGGACTGCCCCGAAAGATTCATACCGCTAGGTGTGCGCTCTACTTAGGCAATAGTAGCACAAAGCAGTTGCCTACGCCCAGGTGATGACGGTGGTGGGGATTGCGGTAGGCATGAGTATAGAGGCCTTCAATGGCTCATAGTACAGGCATCTCGTACTCTTGGGTGGTATTGCAGTAGTGCTTGAAAATCACCTCGCTGGTGTTGCCGGCCCATGCAGCCACCTGTGGCACTGGGATTCCGGCTTCAATCCAGCGGCTGATTGCCGTATGCCTGCAGTCGTACGGACGGTACAGGTGGGAGATCAACCCAGCGCCATGCAACGGCTGCAGCTTTTTACGGAAGTAACTCTGAAACGCCACTCGATTCCACGGGAAGATGCACTCGTTTTCCTGTGGCAGTTGCTCAAGGATGGCTTGGCATTTACTGTTCAACGGCACCCATCGCTTCTTGTTGGTTTTAGTGCTGTCTTTATAACCGTGTGTCAGTGTCCAGTTGCTATGTACAAGGATCTTATTTTCCCTGATGTCTGACCATCTCAAAGCTCGCACCTCACCAGTGCGCATTGCAGTTTGCAGCATGAACTCGGTGTACCACGACCAGTTGACATCTTGATAGCTGCATTTTGCAGCAAGTGCAGCAAGCACTATGCCGACTTCATTGCGTGGTATTACGACAATCTCCTCGTCTTTTTGCGGCGCCTTCGGCATTTTGAAGCTGGCCAGCGGGTTGCGTTCTAGGTAGCCAACATCCTCTTGCGCCGCCCACTTGTACATGCTTTTGGTGTACATCGCCACGCGCCGTGACGACAGCACAGGCTTTTCGCCTAGGACCCAGATCATCACCTGTCTTGCGTGGCTGAGGTCCTGCACAGGACATCGAATCAACCACTTGCGAACCTGCCGGTAGTCAGAGGTAAGGCTTGTTGGGCACAAGGCAATAGAACGCTCAGCGAGGAAGGCGTCCCAGAGTTCTACAAGTGTCATGTACCAACCCTACAAGAAAAGCCCGCCGGTTACAGCGGGCTCACGCTCAGTATTGAAGGTGACTACGCGCCCTCAAGGGCTGCGACACGAGCCTTCAGTGATTCGATTTCACCAATGGCTTCTTGAAGGGCAGCCGTCAGCAGGGGCACCAGCTTGGATTGGTCGATGCCTTGGTAAACGGGGTTGCCGTCATCATCGACTGCATCCTTTTCGCCAGTGATGGCTTCAGAAACTACTTCCTGCACCTCGTGGGCAATGAAGCCGTCGACAGTGTGACCAGGAGCAGCGATGAAGTTAAAGCGGCTGGGCTTTAGTTGCTGCAGACGGGTTATGCCGTCAGTGACTTCAACGACGTTTTCTTTGAGGCGGTAGTCAGAAGAAGTGTTGTAAGCAGTAGCGGTAGTGGTTACGCTAATAGTGCCAACGGTTGTATTGCTTCTTCCAAAAGTTGCAATTGTTCCGTCACTATTAAGTCGATTAAGGCCTAGTACTACACCGCCATCCCGTACGATATAAATATTTCCAAGTGTGGCGGCGGTAATGCCAACGCTATCGTCATCTGCTGTTTTTCCAATGAAAACTCTGCCAGCACTATTGATCCGCATCCGCTCCGTAGGACTTGCCGCGCCATCTGCCGTAGTGGAGAACACTAACCTGCCCGGCATGTCATCAGCGCCGGGGGTGCCGTCTACTTGTGCTGTAATTGATGCGCTACTGACAAAGTTTGTATTATCGGCACCTTGGAAAAAGATCGAGCCCAGCGAATCACCATCAGCAACGATGTCAGGAGTTGCATCGCCTACTGTTGTGGAGCGTGATTTAGCGAGGTAAATTCCGCTTTGCCCGGTATCGTTTGAGTTCCTAAGAATTGACAATGCTGAGTTGTTAAGAGAGGTGCCTTCTATTTGGAAGGGGCTGGTTCTTGCGCCGCTTGTGAAGTTTGCACGCGCACTAGACGTGCCCACCAGCAACCTGCCGGAGCTGTCGATGCGGGCGCGTTCGGAACCATTGTCAAAAACAAGGGCTCCAGGGGCTGTTGAGTTATAAATTCTCCAGTCATCAAATAGAACGCCAAATGTGCTGCCCCTACCCCTTGTGTAAATAACACCGTTGACATCCAAGGGGAATAGAGGGCTCGTAGTGCCAATCCCTACTCGCCCGGAGCTATCGATGGTCATCGCATCGACGTATCCAGTGGGTGTGCCTGTACCAATTGTTGCGTTAGTCGAAAATGTAATATTTGCAGACGAGTAGAAACGTGTTGAGCCACCTGCCCACATTCCAAGGCCGCTAGCTCCGGTGTACGCCTGAATCAAATTATTACCACTGCCACTTCCAATTCTTGCCATTCCCCCCGCTACTGAAATATCAAGTAACGTCCCGGGGCTACTAGTCCCCAGACCTAAAAGGCCAGCGGAGGTTAGGCGCATCCGCTCGGTGTTGTTGGTATAAAAGATTAGTGGGATACTTGTAACGCTTCCTACGCTAAAATTTGCCCCTTGATTGTATGAGACAATAGCCCCTTCTCCGATTGAGGAAGTTTGAAAACTAAGTACTGCGCCGTCCACGCCATTAATTACAAGGAATCTGTAACCAGTGACTGGAGTGATTGACGCCGTACTGATCCCAACATTTCCATTCGCATCAACAAACAACCGCCCCGTGCCACCTGTGCTGATGGCGAGTTGATCTGCACCGGGGCTGTAGATGCCGGTGTTGGGGTCGCCGGTAAAGCTAAAAGTAGGCGCGGCGGCAGTGCCAAGAGATACGGCTTCGATTTGACCAGCACTATCAATACGCAGGCGTTCGGTGCCATTGGTGGCAATACTTAGCTGGTCGGCACCAGAGCTATAAATGCCAGTGTTGGGATCGCTCTCAGGTGCAATGGCAGGTGCAGCGGCAGTACCGTCAGGCACGCCACGGAACAGCTCCTCGATGGTGATCCGCTTGTTCTTACTGGCAGCAGCAACCTCGCTGATGTCAACGATGGGCAGGTAGTCACCAGCCGCTGGTGCAGTCAGTGCTGTCAGGTCCGAAATCTTACGGTCAGCCATTGCTGGAGCAGTGCTTTATGGCCTACTCTACTGCTTCTGGGATTTCGGGCGCCACAAAGCTGCCGTCTACATATCCCCAGCCAATACCTGCGCCATCCTGCAATGGCACCAGATCGCAACCTTCAGGTGGTTGCCATGACGCCTCGCCATCCCAGACGGTGACATTGATGACGATGCCATTTTCGACGATTGCGTAATTCATAGTCATCACCAGATGTAGACGATGCAGAGACCAGCACCGCCAGCACCACTAGCGACTGCTGTTTGATTGGAGCTACCGCCACCGCCACCGGGCACTGATGCAGTCGTGCCGGTGTTGGATGTTGCGCCATCACCGCCGTTCAGGCTGTCGCCACCTGCGCGTTGGGTAGCAGAACCATTATTAGCACCGCCGCCACCGCCACCGCCCCAGAAAGCAGTCGCGCCAACAGGCGAGAGGGTGCCAGTGCCGCCTCCGGCACCGCCATAATCACCTTTATCCCCTGCATTGCCACCGGTCAATGTAGAGCCGTGGCCAGCGCCACCTGTACTGCTAGATCCAGCAGCCAGGCTGCCACCACCGCCGCCACCATTAGCAAGAGGAGTGCCCCCCGCAGAGGTCCGGCTACCACCAGCGCCACCATAAGCACTCATCAAGCTGCCAAAGCTGCTGGTGCCGCCGACGTTGCCGTTGGCATCAGTCGTGGATCCAATCGCTGCACCACCTGCGCCGATTGTGACCGCAGCAGAACCAGGCAAATCCGACAACTGAAATAACCGCTGCACGCAAGCACCACCGCCGCCACCGCCAGCGGCTGAACTCCCAAATCGCGCACCACTGCCACCGCCACCCCATAGCGTGATCAGTGCAATGGTGCCAGCGGTGGGCTTCACCCATGTGCCGTTAGCAGTAAAAACTTCCTTGCTAGAGCCGGGCGGGATTGCGCCCCAGCTAGCGACAGTGCCGTTGGTGGTTAGATACTTGCCGCTTTGGCTGGTCTGCGACGGCAGCGTGCCTTCAAAGGTGATTGTATTACCAACAATCGTGGCGACCTTGATCCAGGCGTTGTTGTTGGAATTGCGCTTTCTCCAGACTGGGGAGGTGGATGTTGGATCGATTGTCGTTCCAAGGTCGATCCAATCCTGAAACGCCACCGTGCTTGATGGCTGAGGAACGCCGCTGCTGTTTGAAAACAGTGCGGCCAGGTTGTTGTTGATGTCAGCGCGGACCGTCGGGAATGTGTCGTTCTGAACGGTCTGGTCAGCTTGCGCCATTAGACGATCTCTCTGCCGTAGCCAGTAGCAGTGTAATCGCAACTGCGAGTCACGCCTGCATTGGCACTGTTGTAGAAGTTTACAGTGAAGCCGGTGCGGCTGGTAGAGGTGACGGTGTAGTAGTCGCCGGTTGCCATATTCGACGGGCTGATCACGATGTTCGGCGTCTGATAAAACGCCTGGGCAAACGTGACCGTGTAGGTGTTGGCGCCAGTGCGGTTGCCAGATTCAACCCGCTGCTGCAGTTCAGCCGTTGCACCAAGGTCTGAGATCGCCAAGCCGATTAGGTTGCTTTGGGTAATGCCAATCACCCGCACCTGGATGGCGCGTGCTCGCACCACGGCATTAACGAACTCGTTCCACGGTCCCCACGTTGGCGTGCCGGCTGGGTTGTCGTTAGTTGTGCGGACGTAGGTAATGCAGTTGGTTTGGTCAAGGTCACTACCGTCGAAGTTGCCGGGCTGGTCGTCAAAAAAGCTATCCACCGTGCCAGTACCTGTGCCAGGGCCTGTTGCCGTGAAAATAAGGCCCACGGTATTGCTGTCTGCGCCAATGGCAAGAAAATCTGTTGTACCGATGGAAACAATTTTATACCTTTTGCCTGCGACAATTCCAGTCACGGACAATGCCACCCCGACGCTATCAAAGTTGATTGATGTGCTGACCGGATAGCTAATGATCCGGCGGCGAAGGTTGATGTCATAAACCTGCGTCAGGTCCAGCGTGTCCTTGTAGACATAGGTGCCAGTTAGTGCAGTCGCTGGGTTCAAATACAGCGCAACCTTGCCAGCGTCGTAGATGAAGTTGGTTTTGGTGCCATCAAACTTGGGCACCAGGTTTTGCTCTTCCCAGACCTTTACGCTTAGGCGTGGCTGCGGCGTGGGCAATGCTGCATGGATGCCAACCGGCACCAGCGACC